AGCTCTGGTGTGAATCTTGGGATCTTCAATACTGATTGGATGAGACAACAGCATTCACAGTTTACTGGTAACTCTATTGTTGTGCATCCTCCGGTTGATCCTGCTATCTATGCAACTAAGCATGGCAAGAAGATCACTATGGTTAACTTCCATGAGAATAAGAATCCCAAGATTTTCTGGGAATTGGCTAGACGTAATCCTACTCTTGAGTTTCTTGCAGTTAAAGGTGGCTATGGTGTCCAAGAATTGGAAGACCTACCTAATGTCGAGATTATGGAAAACACACCTGATCCTCGTGAATATCTGGCAAAAACTAAAATCATTCTAATGCCATCGTTCTATGAATCGTATGGCAGAGTACCAGTAGAGGCGGCGGCTTGTGGAATTCCTGCCATTGTTTCCCCCACTCCCGGACTTAGAACTAGCCTCGGAGACTCAGCTACGTTCGTTGATCCAACAGATGTTGATGGTTGGAATTCATCCGTCAATCATCTACTTAAGCCTAGGGTATATGGAGATGCCTCAAAGAGAGCATTTGCAAGGTCAGAATGGCTTTGGGACAGAACTCAGCGTGAACTAGAAACATTCACGGATGCTGCACAGATGACGATTGATCTTTACAGAAAGTTGAAGTAATGAATATTATTACAGTTCCACAACTTGAGATTTTTATGGGTACAACTTTCAGTGATACTCAACGTCTTCAAGCTGCACAACTTTGCGCACTAGCAACCCACGCTGTCACTTCTCTTACCGGCATTACCTTCGGTCCTGTCGATGATGAAATGGTTCAGATGCAATCTGATGGTCATGGAATCATTGAACTACTTGAGAAGCCTATTCGTGCTGTCACTACGGTGACTAAGTGGGATGAACTGGATGAAGATGATGGCTGGAAGTGGGATGGAATGGCTGGTATCTACAATCTGGCACCACGTACTACTTATACCATCGTTTACAGCTTTGGCACGTTGAACATTCCTGGTGATGTTGAAATCGTTGCATTGGGTATGACGTCACGAGTCATGTATAACCCAACAGGTATTCGTCAGGAAACAGTCGGAGCTATCTCTATCACCTATCCTGGTATTGGCGGAGAAGCTGGATCTATTAACGTGTCTAATCTTGAGGAAAAGATCCTTGAGAAGTACCGACCATTGGGTTGGTCTTACCGTACCGGAATTAACGCTTTACGCGAACAAAAACTTCCAGTTCTAACAACCTGGAATAACATCAACTAAGGAGTCATAGTGTCGCAAACAACCATTGTGGCTCAAGGGGACATTGTTCAAGTTATGGAAGCACCCGATGTTGTTGACGACTATAGCAGTGTAGTCCAAGACTGGGACAACGCATATGTTGTTGCCACGGGCAGGGCATCTGTGCAGAATTACCTTGCCAATGAGGACAACATTGATCGCCAAACTACTATCCAGGGTTGGCGTCTCATCTCCGACGATCCAGCATTATTCGACGTAATTCTACCAACACATAGGATTCTATATAATGGTACAGTGTATGAAGTCGATTCCCCTGCTGTAATGTATAGACTATTCAACAGGAATCACCATGTTGAAGTCTTCTTGCGAAGAGTTGATGGCTAATGGGTGCACGATTTGTTAAAGATAAGGACTTCGAGAATAACCTTTACAGAGCGTCTAATCGTTCAAGGTCTTCTCTGAAACCCCTCTATGATCAGGTCCGTGACATCACTGACCGTGCTGCTGAACTTGCCAAAGATGAACTAGCTAAGCTTGCATCAACAGCTCAGTCAGAGGTTGAAGTAAATCGTTCCAAGATTAAGAACTCCAAGACTGAGGTTTCATCTTTCCGTGCTGCTAAAGCTAGAGCTTTTGCATTGAAGACAGCTCAGAATTCAACGTTCCCCACTATGGGTTACGATGGTGATCAAATCTATGGACGAATTATTATCAATCGTCGTGGGTCAGCCTCCATTGAGTATGGTGGCATTGATCCAGTTGCAGAGATCGGTAAAGGTACAGGAGAGTTCGTACAACATCCTGCCTATGCCGTTCTTCGAAATGCCCTAAGAAAGTTGTAGACATGACTGATTTCACAACATTCTACATTCCTACACCTGATCCAGTTAAAGTTGCTATTGATTGGCTAAAGGATCATCAATACATTGTTGATAACAATATCACGGTCGCTGGCGACCTGAAAGGTTATGGCAATTCTGGTACATGGGTAACAGTTTCGACTCCTGGTGGACCGGGAGAGATTGTAGTTAATCGTTTACACGGTGCAACACTTGACATCAACTGTTACGCAGATACTAAGAGCAATGCATATATGGGATGCTCTAATGCCCTTGCCGCACTTCGTGGCTCTAAGGGCCAAGTCTTTGGCACCCTTGTGGTGACAGGATTTGATGGTGGAGCCCCACCACAGGACTTAACTGATCCTGTCAATAGTAATTACAGATTTGTTTCTGATATTGACATCATTTTCAGGAGCAGAAACGGAGAGAATTAATGAGCTTGAATGATGAGCTGGTACGTGTAGGTATTACAGGGCACGTGTTCTGCGCACCTGTTGGCACTACATTGCCAGATGACGTTACAACTGATCTAGATCCAGCCTTCGTTGAAGTTGGTCTAATTTCAGAGGATGGTCTGACCGAGTCTCTAGATGTTACAAAGGAACTTCTAAGAGCGTGGCAGCGTCCTGCTGGCGTTAGAACTTTGACAACTGAGGTTAACTGGACTTGGCAGTTTGTCTGTGAAGAGACAAGCCCAATTGTACTTGACCTGTATTACGGTAATGCCGTTACGGGTTCTACCACAATGGGTGGTGTTTCCACAACTAACATTCCCGCATGGCCTAGTTCTACAGACAAGGCTTGGGTTGTTCAGATTGAGGATGGTGACGTGATCACACGTTACGCCATTCCGAAGGGTGACGTTACTGACCGTGGCGAAACAAAGCACACGTTCAGTGATGGAACTATGTATGACATTACAGTTGCCGTGCTTGGTACTTCTGTTGACGAAATGGGTTATCGTCTAACCAACGATCCTGAGTTCGCTTTCCAGGTAGCATCAGCTAGCTAACCACAGACTGAGGGGAGGATTGTTGGTGGGACTTTCCTCCCCTCTTTTTTATTCCCACTGTATCCCACTTTCAATGAGATTTGGAGCATAGAATGCCTACAGCTACTACTAAGGCCAAGACTACACCTGACACTGATCTTGAGACTGGCTACGTCCTATGGGATGGAGTTAAGTACGAGGTTAAGAAGAGATTCAAGGTCGGCAAGTTCCTTCGCCTTCTTTCATCTAACCCTGGCGAGGCACTACAGGAGATTTTCACTCCGGAAGCCTTTGAGGCTTACGAAGAGATCGAATTCACGTTCGCTGAGTTCGGTGACTTCATGAGTGAAGTTTCGGACGCCATCGGTGCTGGTGATCAAAAAAACTAACCAATCTCGCTGCGGTTTACTCCGAGTATGGAGAATCGTTAGAGCGAGACTTTTTCTTCTACTATTCTGTAGATATTAACGATTGCACAATCAGACGTATGAGAGTCCTTTTCGAAGGACTTCCATACGATTCTTTGACAGTTCAAGAAGTCAATGACATGCCCGATGAGGCTAGACTTTGGACTGTTGACACTTACATGCAAGCTAACGTTTTGGATGCCCTTGCATGGATTCAGTGGAGTGTTGCAGCATCTAATGCTAAGCATCCTCCCCGTAAGCCAAAACCAATTGACAGACCGAAGCTAACAAAGCCTAAGCCAAGGGACAAGAAAGCTAAGTGGGCTGGCAAGACAATCTACGTTCCACCTAAGAGTTAGGATTAAACTGTGGCTAACATCAAAGCTGGTGTTGCCTATGTTGACATTAGACTCGGTTCTGCTAAGCCTCTAACTGATGCAATTGAGGCAGAAGTAGTAAAGGCTGGTGATACAGCCTCTAAGGCTGCCGGTAAGAAGATCACTGAGAATCTTACTAAGACAACTACCGCTAAGCCTGCGGCTGCACGTATCGTATCCGATTTCCAATTCGCTAGGGCCAGAGTAACTAATGCTCTGGCACCTATCGGTAATGCCATTGCTAAGCCTTTCATGGCAGCATGGAATGGTGTTACTACGGCATGGAATAAGGCCAGCTCTGCTATTCAGACTGGTATCCGTTCGATCGGTAACCGCATTCAGACTACTTTTCCTCGTGCCTTTCAGGCCGCTGTTGGTGCAGTTAACAAGTTCAAGTCAGCACTAGGTACTATTGGCACCGGAGCACTCTCCGGACTAAAGTCCGTTGGTTCATTCATCGGTGACCTTCCAGGGAAACTGGCTACAGCCGGTGAATCTCTTGGGAAGTTCGGTCAGAAGCTTGGTCTTCTAGGCTTCCAGATTAAGTCTCTAGGTGCTCAGCTTACGCTAGCATTTACAGCTCCCGTTGTTGGCCTTGGAATTCTTACAACTGCCATCGGTTTGAAGCTTGCCGCTTCTATCGAAACTGTAACAGTTGTTATGACCAAGAAGTTTGGTCCTGCTGGTGCAAAGTTCGTTGTTCAACTTGAGAAGATGGCTGCGGCTTCGCCTGTCTTCGATACAACTTCTATTCTAGAGTATGCTCAGAGATTCACTGCTGCTGGTCTAAATATCAAGCAGACTATGGACTTCTTGCAAGCGTTCTCGAATATTGCTCAAACTCAAGGTGTTACATCTACCGATAAGATGAACTTGGCCCTTGAGGCTTTCGCTCAGATCCTTTCTAAGGGTAAGGTTCAATCGGAAGAACTTGTTCAGCAATTGGCTGAATCTCTTCCTGGTGCTGTTCAAATTGCTGCTGAGGCTTTGCACACTACAACACCTAAGCTTCTTGAGGATCTTAAGTCAGGTAAGGTTTCAGCTAAAGCCTTCGTTAAGGCTATTACTGAACTTGGTCTGACAAAGAAGTACACTGATCCCGCCGCCGCTGCGGCTGACACACTTGCCGCTAAATGGTCCGCCCTTAAGGAATCATTCCAGACAGGTCTAGCTCTTGCGGTTATTCATAACATGGACAAGATCAAGAAAGCTCTTGATGATGTTAAGCCATACGTGGCTAGATTCGTTAAGGCTTTTGCCGATCACCTGCCTACCGCTATCGAATGGCTAGGCAAGCTATTCCGTGGACTTGATAGAATCAAGCAAATGTGGCACGACCTTACTCCTGGTCAAAAGGACTTTCTTAAGAAGCTAGCAGGTTTCGCTGTCATTGTCGGACCCTTGCTGGTCCTTCTAGGAACCTTTGTTGGTATCATCGGAACACTTGCTGGCGCCTTCGGCTTCTTGCTAACTCCCGTTGGTCAGGTAGCCATTGGCATCTTCGCCATTGGACTTGCGGTCTACAAATTCGTTCAGTGGATTAAGGAAGCTGCAAGTAAGACTAATGCCTTCGGTGGATTCCTTCGTGGTGTCGGCAAGCTGTTCTCTGAAATGGGTGGCTCTATCAAGAAGTCATTCCTGCCAGTGCTAGACAGCCTTAAAGGCTCATGGGATGACATCAAGACAGCATTCAGTGATCCAGTAGTTAAAGAAGGTCTTAAGGATCTAGGCTACATTATTGGATTTGTTCTTGTTGTTGCCATTGGAAACCTATTCGCCATCTTCAAGGGCATGGTTCAAACAATTGGTCCCAGCATTCAAGCTGTTGTTGACCTTGTTATTGGTGCAGTTAGAACGATTCTAGCAATCATTGCCTTCTTCGGAGATATCTTCACGGGTAACTTCGATCAACTTGGTCAGGATGCTAGAGCCATTTGGGATGGCCTATGGATGGCTATCGTAGGAACTCTGTATCACATCGGTGAAGGAATTGTAAAGTTCATCGGAGGATTCGTAACTGGCATCGTGGACTTCTTCACTTGGTTGTGGAGAATCCTTGTTGGTCACTCAATCATCCCCGACATGGTTACAGCCATCATCGCATGGTTCCAAAAGCTAGTCGACTCTGTATCTAAGATTGCCAAGGCAATCGGTGACGCATTCATGTGGGCAGTTAACAACATTATCCTTCCCGCAGTTGACAAGGTCAAGTCTGCATGGCAAGGGGCACTTGAATTCATCAAGGGAATTCCTGATAAGATCAAGGGCTTCTTCTCTGGTGCGATTAGCTGGCTTTACAACATCGGATCTGACATTGTTAACGGTTTGGTAAATGGAGTTAAGGCAAAGGCATCTTTCTTCCGTCAGGCACTTATTGACCTACTACCTGATGCTTTGAAGAAGTTTGCCGGGGAACTTGGCATTGGTTCACCTTCAAAGGTCTTCCACCAGTTTGGTGTATGGACCGTTCAGGGATTCAACCAGGGTATCCGTGCTGAGGCACCAACAACAGGAACCGCAATGTCTCGATGGGCATCAAGCATCACTAAGGCGGGGGCATACAATGCTTCTCCTGCTGGTGCAATGCCTTACGGAACATCCTCAGGTAGCCCAAAGGCGGCTATTAATATTGAGAACTATAATGTTAGTGAAAATGAGTCAGCCTCTAAGACTGCTGAACGTCTTTACTTCCTAATGACAGCGAGAGGGGCTAGCGTATAATGGCTGGTGAATTAGTGTTCGCTGATGGTCAGCTAGAATACAATGGCTATCTTCTTGGTGACGATGATGTAACTTTTATGGAGAGTTTGACTGGCTGGGATGACCTTCCAGCCGTTGACTCCGGTAACGCGCTTAGACCATCATCTCATGGTGCATGGTCTGGTATTAAACTTCTCGGAGAACGAATCATCACATGGTCAGGTCGCTTTGCTCCAAGTAAGGCGAACTGGAATGCCGAGATGGTAAGATTGCGTAATGCATTCTTAGTCCCGTTCGATGAGAATGAGATCCAGATTACTGTGAGAATGAGAGACGAAACGTTGATCGCCTTGGGGGCTCTGACAAACAGAGCCCTCCCGGGCGACTATAGTTACTCAGCATATGGTGCACATCTTACACTGCAATGGGAATGTGCAGATCCTAATAAGTATGGAACTGTTCTCAAGAATAATGCCATTGGACTTCAAGGTATCACAACTGACGGTCTTATTTACCCTCTAGTATATCCTCTTTCATATGGTACTCCACGTACTCCCTCAACTGGTTCAGTGACGAACAATGGGAATATTGAAGCACCTATCAAGGTTTACTTTAGAGGACCATTGAACAATCCGTCTCTAATCAATGAGACTACGAACAGAAAGTTGAGATTCGTTATCTCACTGTCTGATACAGACATTCTGTCTGTTGATACTAGAACTGGTGCTGTTCTTCTGAATAACACAGTTGACCGCTTGTATACTAGAGATACAACAAGCTCTCCGATCCGACTATTCACAGTTCAGCCTGGTGACAACTCAATGCGATTCTCTGCTGAATCGTACAGTGTTGGTGCACAGGTTGCCTTTGAATGGCGCGATGCGGTAGTCTAAGAAAGGTTTAAAATGACATTTAGGGTTTTAGCTCTAGCTAGTGGTGTTACTGGACTTGAAGATCACAGACTAGCACTCAACACACTTCTCTTTCCTAATGGTGGAGGACTAAAGACATATGGTGGAGTGGTTCCAGGAGGCTTTGGTCTTACTAACCCATCTCCAATGATTGCTCGAATTGCTTCGGGATTCGCTGCTGTTCCTGGCACTGTTTCTGCTACGGAAGGTGCATACCTTCTGGTATCCGATTCGAACGTAGACATTACGTTTGATAACGGTGAAGCTGGTGTAGCCAGAACTGACAGAATCATTGCCAGAGTATATGACAATACTTATGATGCCACTGGTCAGACTAAGGGCATCGTTGAGTACCTAAAGGGTCAGGCATCGGGCGCAGCCACAGCGCTGCCCCCCAACTCGATCCTGCTGTATGAACAGAGCGTTGCTGCTGGCGCTTCCGCTGGTGGAACTCCGATCAACTTCTCAAGCGTCACAGACCAGCGCAGACTGCTGTCAGCGGTAGGGGGGATTCAATCCGTTGCCTCTGCTACTGAACGCGATGCGCTCACCCCATCATGGAATGGCAAGATGGTATGGAGACGTGACCGTGGATGGTTGGAAGTTCAAGATTCGTCAAACGTTTGGCGTGTTAGATCACCAGCAACAGTTGCTTCAACATCTAACTTCAACCAGATTTCGAATCCTCATGCTGGACTAACTGTAACACTTTCCTCTGATGGTTCAAGCTATACCTATGATGGGTCAGGCTGGAATCGCACTAAGGAAAACGGACAGATGACATTCAAGGCTGTTAGAAACTCTACACAGTCTATTGGTAATGCTGTTCAGACCACAGTTATCTGTGGCACAACAATCTGGAACAAGGGTATGACCTATAATACTTCTACAGGTATTTGGACCTGTGTTGAAGATGGTCTATACACCGTGACAGGTAGAGTTGAATTCGATACTGACGCTAGTGGTTACCGTGAACTTTACACGAACATCTCTGGTGACATCACGAAGCAAATTGGTATTCCTAGCACTGGCTCAGCCTTCGCTTTGCCAATGTTAACCTTCTCGGAAACATTCCAGATTGATGCTGGTGAAACAGTAAAGATCATGGCTAAGCAAGGTTCCGGAAGTTCGCTTAACGTAACTGGCGCTTCATTTGGCGTTAACCGTTACGGAGCACAATAAGGAGTTGCATGACTAACTACGACTATCTAGAAACATGCAGATACTATGGTCCGCCTTCGGGCTATACTCATGCTGCATCCAAGAAGAAGTACATTGCTATTCACAACACTTCTAATGATGCCACAGCCGAAGAAGAAGCGTCTTACGCTATCCATAGAACAGATAGCCACAAGACTAGCACACACTTCTATGTTGACAAGAAAGAGGTTATCCAATCTCTTGATACAACATATCAGGCTTGGCACGCTGGTTCGGGCATTGGTAATACTTATGCTGTAGCCATCGAGTTCTGTGGCGACAATAGCAAGAGTCGTGAATGGTGGATGGCTAACATTAATTGGCCTGCAATCATTGATGTACTTTACCACGTATGTGCTGACACTGGCATTGCTAGACAGCATCTAAGTCTTGATGACATGAGAGCTGGTTTCAAGACTGGCTTCGTGACACACAATGACATGCGTCTAGCGTGGGGTGGCACAACGCACACTGATCCTGGATCAAACTTTCCTCTGGACTATTTGATCTCGGAAGTTAACAAGAAGTTTGATGGGATTACTGATCCTATCTCAAACCCTATTGGAAAAGGAGATCCGCTAGTGACTAATTGGGTTACCCAAAAGGCTGGATCTAAGGGACGTGCAGTCAAGACAGTTCAGGCTCTACTTAACACTTGGGGCTTTGGTCTTGATGAAGACGGAGACTTTGGCGCCAGAACAACTGCTGCAACTAAGAAGTTCCAGTCGGATCATGGCCTGACATCTGATGGTGAATTCGGCCCTAAGACAATGTCTTACGCATTGTACCAGAAGGTCGTAGTCTAAAATGGCTAAATATACGTACAGGTTTGCTGACCTTCTAACTGACAGAGACATTTGTGAACTTGAATTGACGGGAGTTTCGTTCGATCGTAGAATCATTCAACCTGGAACATTCCAAGGGAACGTCGCTGTTACGGATTCTTTGACTGCCAGTGCTGTACGTAATATTGTACCAGAGAAGACTATTTGCCATGTCTATCGTGGAGAGGAACTTTGGGGTTCATATATCATTTGGCAAAAGACAATTGATACAGCCGAACGTGGTTCGGTTACTGTTGGATTCCAAGGTTCCACTCTAGAGTCATGGTTATACCGTCGCATCGTTCCTGCTGACGTAACGTACACTCACGTTGATCAGATTGATATTGCTAAGCTTCTCATTGCCAGCGCTCAAGTTGGCAATGCACCTTTCGCTTCATCTGCTGACTTGGGTATTGTAACTCTAGCTGGTAACTCAGGAGTTATTAGAGATAGAACTTATCTTCTATCTGATGCTGCATCTGTTGGACAGAGACTAGAAGAGTTAGCTGACGTAGACAATGGTTTCGAATACATGATCGATGTCTATGTTGATCCTAACTCTGGTGAGCGTGTCAGACTATGGCGATGGGGTTACCCTGAGCTTGGGCAGACTGAGGTTGCCTGGTCATTCGAACAGCCGGGTAACATTACTCACCTTAAGATCACAGAAGATGGTACCGATTCTGGTACTGCCTTTTGGGCTCGTGGGGATTCCATTGGTGATGATGCCACAGAGGCTCAGCAAGCTTTGATGACTCCAACTCCTGTGCTTGCCACTGAGTTCCTTGCGCAAGGCTTCCCGCACATTGATGTTGTTGCTGACTATTCGTCAGTGACAGACTTGACAACTCTAACTGCCTATGCAACATGGTGGGCGCAGAATAAGGGTGGAGTTGTAAAGATTCCAGAGATTGAAGTCCGCCCAACAAACGAAGACTTCCAGATCATTTCACCTTCAAGACTTGGTGACTATGCTAACATCTCTATTGTTAATATCTATTACCCTTTGAATAGTGACGGCACGCCGTCTTATTCTGGTCACTATCGTATTGTGGGAATTGAAGTTAATCCGAATGAGCGTGGCACACAAGAAACCATGAAGTTGGTCATTGCGCAAGCGTTCGATCCGACTGGTAGCTCATAGGAGATTAAATGGGAATTCCTAACTATACAAAAAACTTCGGTGATGAATGGCAGAAGACTCAACGCAAAGTGAAGAGTAACTTCACTTCTGGCAACCGTGGCACTGCCACAACTGTTATCGCCACTGATGTTCTACAAATTACTGGACAGTTAACTGTTGCCTCTGGTGGCAGATTTGTTGGTCAGTACGCTAACGGCATTGAAGCTTTCTTCGTTGGTCCTGTGACCAATGATGGGGTTCCCGGGGAGGGTGTTGTTATCCGTCGAGCAGACGGAACGGAAGTTTTACACGTAGAAGGTCTCACAAGTAATGAAAGTTCTTGGGGGCTAAAAGACGAAGCTGAGAATACCATCGTATCTGATTCAGGTATTGGTCTTGGTAGACCATACCTGAATGTGCCTTTCGGTAATGTCATTTCGACAATGCCAGGGAATACTACAGGTTCGTTGGTTACAATTCACAAATCTATTTTCCCGAAGCATCATCCACAATTCCGAATGCATCTTCAATACAATATTACGTCAACAACTGGTGACATTAACATTAATCTTACCACTGTGGCAGATGGAACTGTTTCCATGTATTCGAGTCTAGGACTTTCAGGTACCGGAAGTTTAGACTTTGGATTCGATATGTTGGGAGAATTCCTTGAGCCAGTGACTATGGAAGTTCAGACTAGGGTAGCCTCAGGAGCCGGTTCTGCTGGTGTGGTTATTGTTGGAGCTTACGGCGTGGAAACTGGTGGCCTGTAATATAATTCAATAGGAGTGATGCCTTGACCCCGGAAATTATCGTCATCATCATCTCTTTAGTGGCTAATGCTATTGGTTGGCTCTTTACCAGATTCTATTACCGCCTACGGTATAGGGCCGAACTAGATGAGACTAGAGCTAGAGCCGAGAGTCTTGAAGCCGCATCAACTCTATCAACTGTTCAAGCTGCCGATGTTGTTGCTAGATCAACGACTGCTATTCTACAGCCATTGCTGGATAGAATCACGGAAATGCAAAAGGAACTAATTCTTGTTAAAAAGGAGAAGGAAGAGTTGGCAGCTAGGGCTGCTACATCTGAATCTAAATATGTAGCCCTGCTAGAAGAGAACGCAATTCTAAGAAGTGGATTTGAAAGATAGGAGAACAATGTTTACTAAGAAGTTTTGGAAGGACGCTGTTGAACGTTCCATCCGAGCAGGAGCGTGGACGCTCGTAGCCATTGCTGGAACAGCCGGATTCAGCTTGCTGAGTGTATCCTGGCCTGGCCTATTGGCTGCCATCGGACTGGCAATGGTTGTGAGCCTTGCAGGCTCCCTTGCAGTCAATGCTGCATCATCAAGTGACACAGCGTCTATCGTTGTTAACACTGTCGAAAAGCCATCTAGTTAGTACAAAGGAAAAGACCCCCTCATTAGAGGGGGTCTTTTCTGTTTCTACCAGGATTATTAATCCTCGTCGTAGTCTTCATCTTCGTAGTCTTCGTCATCCTCGTCCGACAACGGGTGACCATCGTTGATGAATTCACGCACTCGCTCATTGAACTCATTGTCACTCATGTTCGGGTTCTCGGAAAGAATCTGAACAATGAACTCGATGTGCTCAAGGGTATTGTCACCCTGGAACAAGCCGTAAGCCTGACTCCAACTCAGGCCAAGAACCTCCCGGGCAAAGTCATCAACGCTCTTGCCAGTCCGTGGGTCCGACCAGTATCCGCCGATGACGTTCGCCCGGTTTGGCTTCGGGAAGTCATTGCGAAGTGCAGCAAAGCCGGCAAAGCAGTAGGCAGTCTTGCACTCATTGGTATCGACCAGAGGACTAGCCTTGGGGTCAGGAAGAATCTCCTTCTCCCATGCAATGTAGGAATCGCTGGGATAGCCATCCCCCTTCTGGAATGTCCAGAACTCATCCCGAACATCAGTGGGATGAACATAGAATGCCTGATTCCAGAACGCGATATTGTTCTTGAGATCAGCCAGAGTGCCCTGTAGCTGTTCAACATTAACTGTCATTTGACTTCTCCAAGTCTCGGAACATAACACCGTATCGTTCAATTCCGATATCCAAAACGCTCTGTGCGAACCTTTGGATCTCTTTGTCTGCGGCTGGATCAATCCTCTTTGCGATGATCTCTCTCCATGTACGCAGATTACCAGTTACAACAAACCTTGTTTCTGCCATGTTCATCAGAACACTACGAGCAGCCTCACGAGATTGCTTACCATTGCAGCCTTGCTTCTGTGCAAGGCTTACCAGGTCTTCGTAGATATCTAACTGTGTTTGCCAGATGGCTTCGTAAAACTCTTCAAAGCCACCATCCTCGAAGATCGGAGGAATCACATATCCAGTCTTACGAGGATCAACATATCTCTGAGAGACGACACTGAAACTCAAGTGCCTGTGTCTCTCAAGTTCAGTTAGAAGGCTCCGGCTCACACCTTCCACATACAGTGAAAGTGAAATGTGTTCCAGAACGGACAGATGTCCGGAGCTGATAATGTGCGACAGATAGTCGTCTGGATTACGTGTTGCAGGATTCGGTTTGCCGAAACTTAAGTAACAGTTCCGTCCAGCAAATTCGGCTAGTGAATTTGGATGTCTATCCAAGTTCATTCTCTCGCCAATGGTTTCATAGAAAGGCTCCGTGGCTCCCACCACGGAGACCTTCATCGTCTTCCGATTCGACAAGACTAGGCCGCGTTCACCAGTGACTCGTACGTGGAAACCACGTCAGCGAAAGCCTCAGGCTTCGTGCGCTCCATCTCGGCCAGAGCCGCGTCAAAGTCGCTGCTGTCCAGGATCTTGAACGTCGCATACATCACCAGGCCACTGGCAACCAGAGCCTCACGCTGTAGCTCATTCGCAAGGTCAGTGATGTCGGTCGCAGTCTCAGAGTTGCCACTGAGCTGAGTCACGAGGATCAGCATACGGAGCAGCGACAGAACCTCATTCAGCGTAGCACTTACGCCACTGGCCCAAGCCAGCACACCCTGAGGGGTACGAGTGGAGTCGACAGCAACCTTAGCTGCCTTCTCGCCCCATCCGTTCTCCTTGAGGTCAGCGAGGATGGACTTCTGAGTGTCGGTAAGCTCAGTCATCAAGAATAGCCTTCCAGTAGTAGTAAGCGATTACGTCACCCTGACGCTTCGCTTCGAGCATGTTGTTCAGTACGATCGTGAACCACTTGGACATTTATCCTAGCCTCTCTCGATGTACTCGGAGCGTTTCTTGCCCCCTTGACACTTAATACATTACACGTACCAGGGGCGGCTGTCAAGGCTTTCTCTCAAGATTTTTAAGGCAGCCACTTCGCGTGGCAGATCACTCTTTCGCCAGTCATAGTACGCCCCATGATCGAGTTGTACCATTTCCTCACTGTTAGCGATCTTGTAACCCATATCAGTATTAGCCTTGCCTGCGGCAGGATGCAAGTGCTCAATGATCACTTCTGGCAGGTAGACTAATCTGTCGATACCTTCACCCCAATCCTTCCATGCCAAGTCACAGCACAGGTGGGTGAAGCAAGGCGGAGTGAAGTAGCCCAACGTCTTTACGACGTTAGACGTCATGGCTACTTGGGTAGGAATGTTCCGTCCTTGGAGTAGATCATCTCCATAAACAAAGCCCACAACAAGATGCTTGAGAACTTCCAAATACTGTGCGTCCCATAATCTAGTGCGGGGAAAATGATCGTCTCCCATGAAGGCGAGAGCGTCATATTCGTAAGCCAACTTAGGCGCAGCCCAATTAAGAGCCTTGACCAAACCTCGTTCAGGAAAGACCATAACTTCCGGAATGGCTTCAAGATACTCATCCAATCTAGGATCTTCTGATCCGACAACGAAGAAGATGTCAGACCGTACTGTTGTTGCATAGAATTGTGCCCTCAATCTGAGGGCATTCTCAACTCTGTTTCTTGTTGGAACGATTAGCGCTAAGTCTGACATTGATCTCCTTATCGAACTGTCGGCGCAAAGTGCGCAGAAGAAGATATGCCCGCTGACTCATCATGCCAGGATCGGCAAGATCGTCAATGGTCTTTACTGCCGCGAAGATTGCGGCATATTCGTCACGGTCAACAGTGATGACGAAATCGCCATCGGGCGTGGTGGGAAAAGTGACATCCATGTTGCCTATCTTACCGGACATGCGCCAGAAGCGCAAGCCTCATCGTACCCTGAATCCACGTGACCATCCTTGTATCGGTCATACACTTCACGAGTAATTCTCTGGTAAGGTGCAAGCTCACGAGACTCATCCACCATTAGTGTAGTTCCCTTGAGCATCGGAAGGTAGAACTTCAATACCTCAGCAATATCTAGAGTGGTATACTGTCCTTCTGGAACATTAACAGTATACGAGATTGCATTGTCAGCATAGAGACTCTGATACATCAGTTGGAAGTTTAGTGCTTCCGAAACTGTGATGTCTTCGATGCTCTTGATGTTTACCTCATGCGCTGTGTTCTCAAGTTCGGATACAAGTCGTTCCTTAGTTGGGATCTCAACAACAACTGTGTTGGGTGCATAGATGTCGTCAACGACTCTGTAACCACTACTGCGATACCGCTTTGTGGCAGCAACTTGATCTGGATCGACAGTTGAGTAACGAATTCGTCTAAGAAAATACTTAGCGTATGGAGGATGAATACCTTCAGTAACACCGGGCATCTTAGATACAGTTCCAGTAGGAGCAACAGTAGTAACCTTGACAGGTCTAGGAACTCCGAGTTGGTCGGCGTAGATGTCTGCTGTTGCTCTGACTCGGATGTAGCAGTTGGAAAGGAGCGTTTTGAAGTCTGTGTCAAATGAGGCTTCGTCATAGTTGATACCTCTCTTGGCTAGGAATCCCGCAACTCCTGTGTGTCCAACGCCAATGCGTCGGTTCCTGTTGGAAACTTCTTGAGTTCTGGGGTTCGAGATATCGCCAAAGGTTGCACGCAAAAGGAAACGTGTCATGAGTGTGTGATGATGAAGGATAGCGTCATCACTAGAATTAGCGAACCTATCAAGATTAACATGACCAAGATTACAGTTTTCCCAAGGTTCCAGAGTGATCTCACCACACGGGTTAGTGGCGAGGATCTTTCCTCTTTCCCCTTCTTGCGCAAGGCTGATATTAAAGAATCCTGGTTCACCATTTGTTAGTGTAGCCTCAACCATTCTGTTGAATAGATCAGTGGCGTATTCATCGCCAGAGTCCAGCTTGGAAATGAAGTTGTCATCTACGATGACGCTAATGTTTGTAGACCACTGGTCAAGTCCATCCTTCTTGCAAGTAAGGAAGTATTCAATCCATGGGTCATCCCACTGCATCATTGACATACGTGCACTTCTTCGCACGTTGCCAGAAACTACACACTCGGAAATGATGTGATCAATTTCCATTGCCACTGGTCCGTTAAATTCGTTGACCCATGCTGATGCAAGGTGACGGTTAATCTTGAATAGCATGGTAAGCAGTGGCCCTGGTCCTGCACTTGTTCCACCAAAAGTCTTGATGGCTTCGCCTGAGGCTCTGATCTGTGACAGGTCATAGATGACTGGGACAGTGTAAACTCCTGCCTCCATATCCATAAAGCTCTCATTTGTGCAGGTTTCACTGGCAGCATCTAGGAGAAGCTTGAGGGCTTCAACCCATCCCTCCCTTGAGTCGGCTACAACGTGAACACCAGCTTCACGAACGCCATAGGGAATCTTGTCAATGGACGTAGCTAGGACGCGATACATTCCCAAGCCTTCAAAGGCTCTCTTCACCTGAATATAATCAGGATGTTCCGGTGAGAGAATGAAGTAGGTAGTAACAAGGTTCTGTACGTTATACTTCGGCATAACGTTGTACGAGTAGTTGGAGCCAACTCCACCACCCTGCATCAACTGATCGAAGGTGAACGTGAAGTGATCGGATAGGTTCTCACCCCAACCAGCTACGTAGCAGTTGAATAGGAACTGTCTTCCCTCAACTCCGGACATCCAAAGATGTCTGCCACCTGGAAGTAGGCGGAAGTTGAAGATTGCATCGAAGAGTTCTTCACGCTCTCCGGGCAGATGAAATTGCTCAGGAACTAATGCCAGGTTACCGTCAACTACTCTTTTTACTGTGTCGTACCAAGTCTCCTTAGTGCCGTCACTCTTTGTTCTGCTATATGTGCGTTCGTATACTTGCTTACCGGATGGACCCCATTCCGGCTCAGGCTCTAATCCTGGCAAAAACATCTGTACTTTATCCACTACCACTCCTGATGAATAAGCGCTTGTGCGCGCGAGTTGGACACTACCTTTCTCTGACCAGTCTTCCCGTCATGAACTTTACCGCGTGTCTGGTTCATAACCTTTGTCAAATAGATGACAGCCTTGTTCAGAGCTTTTCTTTCATACGATGCATTTAGTGGAATGATACCCTTGATGTATCTATCAGTCAAAGACTTCTTAGTCTTTTCATCGACTACGCTTAGTGCGTACATCAAATCAGATGCACACTCTACAGCATCATTTCCAGATTCACTAACCGCATCTTCTGGAACGAAGGTCTTGATTGGATCACCTGACCCTAAATACGATTCAAGGATCTGTCTGACATCTGACGGACGGTAGTGATACTGTACCGTTGCGGATAGCTGTTCAGCGCGTTCCTTGTCCT